GCGCACGTTGCAGCAAGCGAAGTATACCTGGGGCAGCTTCCATGATGGTTTCGGCCTGAACGAAGACGAACTTGCCCAGAACGGCATCGTGATGACCGACGACAAGTCGAGCACTCCGAGCGACGCCGAGAAGGTGCAGTTGACCAACCTCCTGTCCGAGAATAGCGAAACGCTGAAACTCGGCTTCCAGGAAAACTTCGACTACATGCTGCACTTGGACGGCACGCAGTCCCCGACGAACATTCCCGGCCTTGACCTGTTGGTGAGCACCACGCCCACCGTCTCGCAGGTAGTCGGCGGCCTCGATCAGTCGGTCTTTACCTGGTGGCAGAATACGGCGATCACCGGGATCAATACCGGCACGTCGGGCAATCTGACGCAGCAGATGGAAATCGCGTGGCGCGATTGCACCCGGTACGGCGGCAAGGCCCCGGATTACATCCTCTGCGGTGAGCTTTTCCTCGATGCGTATCGCCTCGATGCGAAGAACACCATCAACCGCACGGTCTACATGAAGGACAATGCGGAACCCACCAAGCTGGACGGCTCGGTTGGCGAGGGTACGCGCACCGGCCTGTACTTCAAGAATGTCGAACTCATCTGGGATCCGGTAATGACCGTGCTCGATGGGCTCTACGCTCCGACCATTCCCTGGGAGAAGCGTTGCTACTTCTTGAACACGAGCTTCTTGAAGCTGCGCCCGCTCCAGGGTCACTGGATGATCAACCGCACGCCCCCGCGTGTGTACGATCGCTACGTGCATTACTTCGCGCTGACCGCGAAAGCGGCACTGACGACCGGCAAGCGCAACGCGCACGCCGTGCTCAGCACCCAGTAATCCATCCATTGACATCCATTTCTCAGAGGACATACTGACATGCAAATCCTGATCACCACTGCGACCGCCGCCGGCACGCAGCCGATCTATCTTCCCTACGACAAGGCGCCGGTTCCTTTCGGCGACCCCCTGGCTGCGACCTTGACAGCCGCGACGCCGTCCATCATCTCGGTGCCGGGATACACCCCGTCGCTGAATGATGCGGTATCGTTCACCGTCGAAGGTTTCGCCAATCCGGCGCAGACGACCCAGAATGCCGGCGCAGGGGTCATCGCTCTGTCCACCACGTATTACGTGTCGGGCATCAGCGCTACCAACACGTTCACCGTGAGCACATCGAAGGGAGCCTCTGTCTCTTCGCTGGCTTCGTGGAGCACGTTGGGCAACACGCTGGCGACCCAGGCCGGGCAGCCGATCGTCCACTTGCTGTCGAATCAGATTGACGGCACGGTTCTCCCCTTCAAACCGGGGTACTCCGTGGTCGCCGAGAACTACGGCGCGGTGTCTGGTACGGGCCTATCGTCTCTTCCGATCACGCTCTTCGGGGCGGCGGACAAGACGACTGTCTACGGCAACCCGATCGGGCCGGGAACTTGGAACGTCATTGCGACGATCGGCGGGAGCGCGCCAATCATCTGCTCGCTGGCATACGACTGGATCGTAGCGTCGGGCAGCACCTCGACTCTGGTATTGATACAAAATTGATCGGAAACGATCGTCATTGAGTGAGCCACAATGCGACATGAGATAGTGAAAGTGACGCGGGACGGAAACACGGTCCATAACCGTGCCGTCCCGCCCTGGGAAATCCCGGTCCTGGAGTTTCTGTTCGATCCAGGTAACGTGGAGCCCACGGATGAGTTCGTGAAGGTCGAAGGGACGCCCGCCCATCCGGCGGAATACCCCGATGCGACGGCGGAATTGGCCCGGTTGACGAAGGCGTATGGCGCCGACCCGAAGAGCGGCATTGCACATGCCAATTCGGTGTTCGGCAATGGACGCCGCGGTGTGACCGAGTTGAGGAAGTTGATTGACGCCGCGCAAGCGGCCGAGGCTGCGGCAGGGAAGGCAGCTCCCAAACCCGCCAAACGTGCGCGACGAGAGGCTTACGAGCCCGCCGTCAACGACAGCCTGCTGAGTTGAGTGGGGCTCCTATCGCGCGTGCGATAGTTCATGGCTCCGGGCGCAAGCTCGGAGCCATTTTTGTTTAGGAGAATTGCATGACGACTTCCGTGATCTCCAGTCGCGCTGGCTCCGGCCCCTTCGGCGGAACGTGGGAGTCTGTATTCACCGGGTACATCGCGGACTCGACCGGCACGCCTACCGGGCTCATTGGCACCGCGAGCAACATCAATCTGAATGGCTCCGCGCTCCAAGCGGCGGGAGTCTGCAACATCGACGGTACGAACTACCTGATGATAGGGTTCGACTCGACCGTCGATACCGCGACGTTCTTCACGCAGGTTCAAGTACAGAAGCTTCCGGCCGGATCGGTGCAGACGTACCTCACCACCGCAGCGGATTTCTACCCGACCGGTACCAGCACGATCGAAGGTCAGCCGATCGGATCCGACACCACGGCGCCGTTCTGGCTCTGGCCGGATACCGCGCTGGAGTTCACGTCGGGCTCTACAACGAATCTGACGTGGATCATCCCGCCGCCCATAGCGCCGCAGGGCAAAGGGGATATCACCGATCCCCGCGCATGGCAGGATGCTCTCGGCAATCAACCGCCGAGTGAGTTCGACCAAGTGCCGGAAGACACGAACTACCCGCAGAACGGCGACGGGCGGTATTGGTTCAACGTCAACGCTTTCACTGCGGACTCCGGCAGTCCGATCACCTTCATCGGTGATCCCGCGTACTACACCGGCATCGCGAGCTTGCAATGGAGCGTGACCTCGACTGCGACGGACGGCAGCGGCGCGATCCTCGCCTACTCTACCGACGGCGCGACATGGACTACCGCGACGCTTCTGCCGCAAACCCAGTTGAGCGGCTTGCAGAACGGCGTCGTCGATGTGAATCTGATCGGTGCGACGACGTTCCAAGTCCAGGTGTATGCGCAAGGCGGAACGCCGAGCAGCACCGCCGCGCTCTCGCAAGTCGCGGTCTCGATCACCCGGAACATCAACGAGACGCTCGCGTGGGACTACCCGGACCCGTTTGATCCGATCGGCTACAATGCGGCGTACACCGACAATTCGGTGCAGACCGATACGCTCGCCAACCTCCGGCAGCGCATCCTGGTCCGCTTGGGCTTCGGGACCTCCGCGGCGAACCCGCCGCCGGGCATGGCGGCGCTCGTGAACGACTTCTTGCAGAGTGCGCAGAAGTATCTCTATCGGCGCTACAAGCAGCTCCACACGACGCACATGTTCCGCTGGAAGATCAGTCCGGGGCAGCGTTTCTACTCGCTGCTCGACAACGATGAGAACGTGCTGTCCGGGTTCAATATGGACCCGAACAAGACGATCGAGTGGGCTGGCATCCAAGACTCGCGGAACGTCTGGTATCCACTTATTCAGGGTATTCCGCCGCAGCTCTACACGATGATCTCAAAGCCGTGGCGCCCGGCGCGCTACGAGATCCGGCAGGCGATCGAAGTCTACCCGGCGCCCGATCAGACCTATTGGATGTGGATGAAGGGCCACTTTGGTTTGATGAGCTTCGCGCTTGATACAAGCTCGACGACTCTCGACGCGGAACTGGTGTTTCTGCACGCGCTCGCAAACTCGAAGGCGCACTACGGCCAGCCGGATGCGAACAACATAGAGGCGCAGGCGAATGCCTACCGCTTGGAGTTGATCGCCGGCACGCACCAGACGGCGAGCTACATCCCCGGAACTATTGCGGTCCCGCCGGCTGTGCGGCCGACGCTGATCCAGTACCAGGATAATCAGGGCGGCTGATGCAACCGATCGCGCTCACCACCCTGCAAGGCGGCATCAACCGGCTCACCGTTAAGGGCGCGGCATCGGCGAACCGTCTGTACGATTTGGTGAATGCCTACATCACCAACGATGGCTCGACGGTGCCCCGCGAGGGGACGCTGCGCGCCGCTACGCTCGATACGAATAGCGTCGGGCTCATGGCGGTCGATGGTGTGTTCAACATCTTCGGCGGAACATACACCACGTCCACCGCAACGGTGCCGGATGGGTACCAGTTGAACCTTCTGATAAGCCCGGTCAACTCGACGGCGACGCCGACCAAGATTTGGTTTGCGAAGCCGTTCATGGGTTTTCCCTTCGTCACCGCGCAGTTCAGCGACGGCCTGGTGTTCGATTACTGGCTCCAATCGAATGGCGCGTGGACTTCGGAGACCGTGTACACCACCGGGAGCATCGTCACGCCGGACGTGCCGAACGGGCTCGCGTATCTCGCGGTGCGGAACTTCCCGCAGAATCCGCTCTGGACCGCGGACACGACGATCACGTCTGCCACTATCATCGAGCCGAATGAATACACCGGGTACGCCTACAAAGCGATCTCCGTCGCAGGAACGAATCCTCACACTGGCGCGAGCGAACCCGTATGGCCTACAGTATCGGCGGGGCAGATCCAGGAGTTCGGCGACTTTGATACCTCATCGAGCGATGCGGGCACTACGCAAGCGACTACGACGACGAGCGCTCAGAACCTTGGCGGCAATATCACTGATCGCTACGGTGATTCTTCGACGATAGCGGGGCAGGGCACGCCGGCTTCGAGTAGCTTGACGCTCCCGACGACTGCCTCAACCAAGGTTACGACATGGAAAGCGGGGACGCTGTACGCGCCAGGCGCCGTCGTCATGCCGACCAACACCCAAGGCGCTTTCACCAACGCGATTCCCAATGGCGACTTCGAAGACGGGGACGATGGCAGTTGGGACTTCGTATCATCCGCTACCAACTGGGCGTACTCGGAGACCGGAGCGTACCAGGGCGCATGGTGCATATCGTTCCCGACCGGCGCAACGCAGGCGGGCGGTGACTTTGCCATCATGAACACGTTCGGCGCCTGCACGCCGGGCCAGTCGGTGACAGCGTCGGCCTACCTGAACCCGGCCAACAGCGGCGCGAATTTGGACCTTTGGATTCAACTCAACTGGTACACCTCTACCGGCACGTTCATCAGCGCGTCGGTCTCTACGCACGCAGAGAACGGCGGCTACCGGAAAGTATCGGTGACCGGAACGGCGCCCTCTGGCGCGACGCAGGTAAAGCTCGCGATTGGCGCCGGCAGCGGCACCGACTCCCGCAACACCGGCTTCGCGGACCTTTGCGAATGGAGCTTGGAGACGCCGGCCGCGATCAGCAACTTCCTGTACGAAGCGGTGCAGTCCGCGCCGGCCAGTTCGGGCACCGCGCAGCCAGTGTGGCCGACGATCGCGGGCGATACCGTGATAGATGGCAAGGTGACGTGGGAGGCGATAGGCACGTCGATCATTACGTGGGAGGCGATCCCGCTAATGCAGTCCGGCGCGACGGAGCCGGTATTCTCCACCGTCGTCGGCAACTCGGTGCAAGACCCGAGCACATTCACCGACGCGAACGGCTCCATTACCAGCGCGTGCAGCATGTCCTGGGAATGCGTTAGTCGCGTCATCTCTGACATCAATGACCCGCAGACCATCCCGACTGCGCTCGGCGCGTCGCATGTGTTCAAGGGCAACAAGGATATCGTGTCGTATTCGGCCGCGGTGAATCCCACGGACTTCACCACGCCGGACAACGCTGGCTATTTGCCGACCGGGCTCAACAATTACGGCGACAACCCGGTCGCGATGCTCGCGCTATACCGCTCCAACCTGATGGCTTTCAACGCGGGCGGCTATCAGATGTGGCAGATCGACCCGGATCCGGCCAACATGGCTATCCTGGACGCGCAGCCCATTGGCTCGACGTGGCCGCGCGCCGCGCAGTCCGTTGCGAACAACCTCTTGCTGCTCACCGAAGTCGGCGTGCGCGATATCGGCACCATAGGTGCTACCGCCAACATGGCTATCGGCAGCCTTGGACAGCCGGTAGACCCGCTTGTCAAGGCGCAGTTGAACGCGGGAACCTATGATCCGCTCTCCCTGTATTACCCCGGTCGCGGTCAATATTGGCTCATCTTCGGCGCGCAGGCGTTCGTTCTCACCATCAACGGGCAAGGCATCAAAGCGTGGAGCCGCTACCTCTTCCCGGATCAAATCACCGACTGGACACTGAACGGCGGCACGCTCTACGTGCGTACGCTCGGCAATCTGGTGTGGAGCTTCACCGATCAAGTGGTGGGCTGCGACGACGCGCCTGGCTCGGCCGGCGCCGAGAATATTCCGTTCAACGGCATCATGCAGTGGCCGTACTTAAATGCCGGCGTGCTTGGCCTTAACAAAATGCTGGTAGGCATCGATATCGTAGGTGACGGAAGTGTGTCAATTCAGGTCGGTTTCAACCAGTCCGACAAATCTTCGTTCAATGACGCGCCGACGTTCACCACTTCGACGAGCGTCACGGCACCCTATCTCGTAACGATTGCCGACACCGTGCCGGGCGAACCGATCCCGATTCCCTGCAACGCGCCGAGCTATTCGCTGATCCTCACTTTCGCCGGCAGCTCGTCGAGTGCGAACGCATGGACGTGGGAAGCCGCCAATCTTTACGTCGCCCCGCAGGGCGGCGCTGGAGCCACCGGATGATCAAGGTTTACACCAATCCCTTCATGCTCGATTTCATCAAGGTGTGCGCTGCCATGCCGCTTGATGAACAGCGGCAGATCGAATCGTTCGTCGGCGAGGCTTACGATATTGATCGCGCGGCGGTTGGCAACTACGAAGTGGCCGGCCCGAAGTGGGTAGTGAAAGAAGGCAACGAGCCAATCGTTATCGGCGGCTTCGTCCCGCAGCGCCGGGGCGTATGGCGAGACTTCCTCCTCACGACGCCGAGCGCGTGGACGACCCACTGGTTCAGCGTCACCCGCGTATGCAGACGTGCCATGGACGCCATGCTATCGAGCGGCGAGGCGCACCGGCTGGAGTGCATCGTCCCGGCGGCGCGGCTCGCGGCCCGGCCGGAGATCGAGAAATGGTATGGCTTTTTGGGGTATACTCGCGAGGCCACACTCTGGAGATATTGCGCTGACGGTAGCGATGCCGTGATTTTTTCGCGAGTGAGGCACTGAGATGGGTACTGGTTCAAGCGCCGCCAATGCGGCCAATGCTGCAAATCAACAGCAGCAACAGCAGATCTCGCAATCCGTTGCGCAGATCAATAATGCCTATGGCAGCCCCAACCGGCAGTCGCAGTACCAGCAGTACGGCCAGAACCTTGGCAGTTACCTAACCGGTCAGGTAAACAACCAGGAAGCCACCAACGCACGCAACCTGAAATTCGCCATGGCGCGGAGCGGCTTGACGGGGGGCTCGGCGGCGACGGATGCCAACACTCAGCTCCAGAAGGACTACACCCAAGGGTTGCTCCAAGCGTCGCAGCAGGCGCAGGCCGGCACGTCCGCACTGGAGCAGGCGGATATCAACTCAAAGAACCAGATGATCTCGCTCGCGCAGCAGGGCAACTTCACTGGCGCCATTCCGACGCAGATAGCGCAGTCGAACAGCGCCAACTTGGGCGCTGCGCAGAATGCGTTCAACGCCAACGGGCTCGGCAATTTGTTCTCGGCGACGGCGAATACGTACAATAACGAGCAGACTGCTGCGGCGAATCGCAAAGCGCAGACCTCCCCGATCGGCAGTCTCTACGGCACAGGTGGATTCTAATGGGTACAGGAACGTTCTTCTCGAAAGTGGCGAGCATGGACCCGCTGGCAAATGCATTGCATCTGCCCGGCGCGGACAAGTATCGCCAACAGCAGGCGAGCGCCAATGCCGGCAGCTCCGCGATCAACGCCGGCCCGTACCAAGGTGTCGCGCCGACATTGGCTGGCGCCAATGCTGGCTACGCCGCGGGAGGTCCCGGAGCGCAAGCCGGATGGCGTCCGTTCACCCCGAGTGCACCGGGCGGCTTCTTCAACCGCTTCGCTTCATGGTCGGCGCAGAATACGCCTAACCCGTACCCCAATCAGTCGGCCGGCGGTGACGCAGGCACCAACCCGACCAAGCCAGCCGCGCCGGGAGCGTTCTAATGGGCACGCACTTTTTCAAGGCGCCGAAGGTTGGGCCTAGCAACATGAACCTGGAGTCTCGTGCGATGGGCTCGGCTGCGTATGCGGGTCGCGGCGATGCGGTTGGAGCGCAGAAGGATCTTGGCGCCGCTAACGGCTTCCTGAAAGCCGTCAAGCAAACCAAGGGCAGCAGCGCGTATCCGAAAGGTCCGAAGGTGTAGCCATGGGTACAGAAGCATTTTGGGTCCCGGCAGTTCTCGCAGCGGTCAGCGCTGGCGGGCAGTATGCCAACGCCAGTAACGCCGCGAGCCGCGCGAATAACGGCGAGACGCAGAGCATCATCGACCAAGGGCAGATCCGCAATCAGGCTAATGGACAAGTCCAACAGTTGACGAAGCAAATCGCGGGCAACAATCCGAACGCGCTCAAGGATCAGGCGGAAACGTCCTTCGTCAACGCCCTCCGGCAGAACGCCGCGGGCTCGACACAGGGTGGCAACACCGCTCCCGGCAGCACCAACTTCGGCGCATCGGTGTCGGCGCTTGCGCCGAGCACGGTGGGAAGCTCGCGGTACAAAGCAGGCACCGCAGCTTCGCAGAAACAGGTCGAGCAGTTCGGCAACACCAATGCGGGCGAAATGGCTTCGGTGGACGCGGCGGTCCGCCAGCGGCAGAACGAAGGGCTCGCGATGCAGACGTTGGGCACAGGGCTTAACGGGCTCGGTGCACAGTCGTATACGAAGAACTTCGTGGATCAGCTTCGCGCGCAAACCGCCGGGCAGCAGAGCCCTTGGGTTGGGCTGTTCTCCAACTTGGCGCAGAACGCCGCGAGCTATTACAGCAAAAACCCGCTAGGCGGGCCGTCGTCGTATTATGGACAATATTCCGGCGGTCTTACCGACCCCGGCGGCAGCCCCGACATCATTCAGTGAGATAACCATGGCTGATACTCAAGGTCTTTTCGATGCGCTCGCAGGAATTGGCGGAGCGAACATCAACCGCCCGCAGTTGAATGCATACGTCGCGAATTCCCAAGCGATCAATGGTCTGCGCTCGGCGCAGACCGAAGATGCGTTGCTGAAAGCTCAGGAGCTTACCGAGCAAGCCACCGCCAAGAGTCAATTGCGCGAAAACATTGGTAAATTGTTTGGGCCGAACGATCAGTCCAAAGCCGATGCCGCCACCAACTTGATGATAGCCGGGCTCGGTAATGCAAAGGATGCAGCGGATGCGGTCGGCAAATTTGGTTTGGGCAACACCTCTACGATGGGCCAACCGACGCAAACCGCGGATCAACAGATGGTGCAAGGAAAAATAGCGCCGCTCGAAAGTGTTCCAAACAACTTCGCGGTGGCGCCCGGCGCACCGCAGCCGAATGTCCAGCAGTCCCCGCAGGGCGCTGCGCAGACTGCGGACGTGCAATCGCAGACCGCGCTACGCAATGCGCAGACCGCCGCGGGCGGCTTCAATCCCCACGCTGGTGGACAGGGCGGCCCGCTCGACCCCGCTATGGTGGACTTCGGCGGTTACATGCTTTACAAGACGGGCAAAATGCCCGCGATGGGCATGGGCGGCGGCGCGGCGCGCTCGGCAATCATCGCCCACGCGGCGCAACTCTCGCAGGCGGAAGCCAACGGGCAGCCGATCACCAATCAGGGGTACGACACCGCTATATCCAACGGTCAAGACTACACCGCTGCGGGCCGCGCCCTTGGCGGCTTCGCGGGCGGCCCGCTCGGGAACCAGACACGCTCCATCAACAACGTTGTGGGCCATCTCCAGCTAATGGAGAATCTCTTCAGTGGGCTGCAAAACGGCGATACGCAAATAGCCAACAAGGTGGGCAATGCGTGGACCAAGGCTTTCGGTAGTCCCGTCCCGACCGACATTCAAACAGCGTCGAGCTTCATCGGTCCCGAACTCACGAAGATCCTGTCGTCCAACGGCAGCACCGGTACGGCCGAGGAGCGGCAGGAGTTTGCCAACACCGCGGCGAATCTCGCTAACTCGCCAGAGCAGACCGCAGGGGCTATCAACACCTTGAAGGGCATGTTGGGTCGTCAGATGACCGACATGGCCCTGCAATATCACGGTGCGACAGGGCGAAGCGACTTCGCATCTCGCTACGTGGCGCCCGACGTAGCCCAATACCTGGATATCGCTCCGCAGAATGCTCCGGCGCTTCAACCTGGCCCGACGCCCGCACCGGGCGGCGCTTCGTCCACGCCGGCCGCTCCGGCCCAACCCGCGGCGCCGGTACAGATTCGTAATGACGACGACTACAATAAGCTGCCTTCCGGGGCATTGTTCATCGGTCCTGACGGTCACACTCGGCGCAAGCAATAATGGGCTGGCAAGATGACCCTGTAGTGCAGGCTGGCGCTCCGAGCGTACAACCCGCTTGGATGAGTAGTCCCGTCGTCCCGGATCAGCCGAAGGGTAAGGCGGCAAAACCGGCCGCGCCGAAGATCCCAGACGAATCCACGCCGGGCGGCGGGTTCCTCGATACGCTCCTGACGGGCCTCGCGAACGCGCCGCACGCCGCGGCACACGGCATTCTCGATGCCATTCGAAGCGCGACGGGAACGCCAGCCGGCGCCCCCTCGGTGATTGACAAAATCCTACCCCAAGTCCAAAACACACCGGCCGGAAACGAGTTCATGGCGGGGCAACGCGCGGCCTACGCTCCCGTAACTGATTTGCTTTCCACCGGATTACACAGCGCGGATGCCGCGCTCGGCACCGCGAGTCCGACAGGGCAAGCAGTAGTCCACCAGGCTCTACGCGGGCTAAACGACGCCGCGGCAGTCGTCCCGGCCATCCCTGGCGCAACGGCGGGAGCAGAAGCGCTTGGTGGCGTGCTCGACCAACTCCCGAGTGCCGCGGCCGGCGCGGCCGAGTCGGCAGCGACCTCTGTAGGCAAGCAGGCGGGGTTTCGCACCGCTGCCGATCACCCAATAGCTGCGGGCGTTGCCGGAAGCTCTGGGCACGATGCGCTCACGCTGCATAACCAACAGATCGGCAATACGTTGTCGCATGCTGATGCCGGCGTGCCGCATGATAGCCCGCTTAACCCGACGAGCTTGGAAGCCGCGAACGAAGCGCCAAACTCTGTCTATGCGCGCGCTGCGCAATCGCTTCCGACAGGTCCGCTCGACCAGCAAGCCGCGGCTGGCATTGGCGCTGCGGGACAGCCCGCGGGCGGGCGCATAACCGCGGGATCGCCGCAGGCGCAACCCCAGACTGATGCACTCAAATCTCAATTACTGGATCCGCAGCGCCAGTTCACTGGCGATCAGGTTATTAACGAGATGCGTGGGCTTCGCCAGGAGGGCTACAAAAACGTCGCGAGTGACGATGTGAGCAATCAGCAGCTCGGCAGTGCTCAGCTCGACATGGCTCGCGCTATCGAGGGGCATGTCGGCCGGAACCTACCGCAGAACGGCACCGTCTCGCTGCCGCAGTTCCAAGACGCGCGCACCGCACTCGCTAAGAACTATGCGGTTCAGGGCGCCATGCAGGGCTCCAACGTCAGCATGCCGGCTATCGCGCGCATGTCGCGGCAGGACCCGGACCTCTTGACCGGCGGCCTCAAGGTCATCGGCGATTTCGCCAACGAGCACCCGGGAGTGACGGGCCTCGCGAACCGCATCGAAGTGCCGCCGAGTTTCGCCAACGATGTGGGCAAGGCGTCCGGCGGGAACCTCGAAAGCCTGCTCTCCCCGTCATTCTGGAGCCGCATAGCGGGCGGACAGGCCGGGGCGCGTCGGGTACTCACCGGGGATACCGCGGAAGCCGTCCAGGGCGCCCGTAGCCAGTTCCCTGGCCGCTTGGGGGATGAGTTCGGGCCGCTCCAGCCGGGGCCCCTGGCCCTCCAGCCGCCGCCCGGATCGGTCGGCAATGCGCCGGTACAGCGCCCGCTGACTCTGCCGCCCGGAGACGGCCGTGTATCCCCGACGGGGGGCGGCTTGACGGCCGGCCCTCCGAGTGCCCCGCCGACGGCGCCCGGCGCGCCGCAGGGCTCCATCCCGTTGGCGGATCTACTCTCGCACGGCGTCGAGCAGAGCCCGCCTCCGGGCCTCTCTGCGGGGCCTATGGGCTCCCCTGCGCCCCAGGGCATTCCGTTCAGCCAGAATGTCGAGCACGCTGCCGGCGGGCTCGAAGTGAGCCCCGGCGATTGGCTCAACCACTTCCTGGAGAACAACAGCGACGTGGCGGGCGTCCGGAGCCAGGGCGTGCCGGAAGGCATCATGACGCGCACCCCGTCGAAGCCCAAGGGCACGCAGCAGACGGTAGATTTCCCCTCGGGCACTGAGACGCCAAGCCGGGCCGCGAACAACGCCTCCGGCGAATCTGCGGCGAGCTTGGAGGCCATCAACCGCGGCACCAAGAATCTGGTGCGCTATAGCGGCGAGGGCATGCCGGAGCCGGTAATGCGCGACGTGACGCAGGCTGACCGGAGCCCCGGCCGGGGCGAAGTAATCATCAACGCCGATACCGGGCAGATCGCCGATCGCGGCAACCTCTCGGCGTTGCAGGCCAGGGGTCTCCTGGCGCGCTGGAAAGCGCTGCATGGCGCGACGCCGCTCGGCCAAGAGTTCGCGACGCCGTGAAGAAAGTCCAAGTCCCCGTCCTGGGCGGTCTCCGCAAGGTCATCCAGGTAGGCGCCTCTACATCGAGCGGGACCACCATCACAGGGCTCGAAGGGACGACCCTCACACTGACGCAGCTCGCAAGCCTGCTCGGCTTGAACACCAACAACGGCGGTGGGAACATCGGCAACGGTGACAATCCCGTCATCACCTTAGGACCGGGGCTCTCCGGCGGCGGCACGCTCGTAGGCACGATCGAGATCCGGCTGACGGCTCCCATCGGCCTATCGGGCGAAGACGGGCCTCCGGGCGATGACGGGCCCCCGGGTCCGCCGGGGCAGCGGGGCGTCGCGGGCGCGGCCGGCCCGCAGGGACCCGGATTGTTCTTCTTGGCCGATGACGGCGCGGATGGCGATCTCGGGCCGCCGGGTCCCCCGGGACCGCTTGGCGCTACCGGGCCCCAAGGCAATGCCGGCGTTCCGGGGGGCGTAGGTCCCGCGGGGCCTGTCGTGTTCTTCTTGGCGGACGACGGCGCGGATGGTGATCTCGGGCCGCCGGGTCCTCCGGGTCCGCTCGGAGCGACGGGTAATACCGGCCCCCAAGGTCCGCAGGGCCCTGCGGGCACTGGCGGAGGGGGAGGCCCCGCGGTAGTGCTGTTTCCCGAGGATTATGGATATCCAGAAGATATAATTGTTCCGGCTGGCAGCTTGGCGTGGCAGAACGCGGCTTTCCACGCCGCGACTGTTCAAACCACCATGACGATAGCGACGGTGGGGGCAACCCTAGGTACTCTGTACATTGGGGGCACAAACGCAAGCATAATAGCTACAGGCAACACCTCTGGGCTACAGATTCAAGCCAACAACAGCATAGCGTTAGGGGTGGGGGCCACCTCTCAAAATATAATCATCCAGAGCGGCGGGAACGTGACGATGCTAGGCGCCACAGCGGGGCCCGTTCTCTCGCTGTCTCCCGCTGGCGCGCATCTCCAAGGGCTGAAGATAGCCGCCGGAAACGGCGACGGTACAACCTTCCAATCTCAATGGACTAGCTCAAGCTTAGGGCCGTTGATGGGGTTATACCAAGACGGCAGCTTCGTGGTTTCCACGGCAGCTTCGCCCGGCGCGATGGGCCCCGGAACTATAAACGTCGGCGCTGGTTACTACATCAATAAGGTGCCGCTTAGCAGCACTCTTCCACTCGGCGCCTACCTAGCGGCGGATGATACGACAAACGACGACGGGATGTGCTATCCGATCCCCGGCAACTTCGGCCCTGCGCGTTTCAACGGCCCGGCGAGCATCAACGTCGGCGGTCCTTCCGCGGCAATGACGGTGAGCTACGCGAGCGGCTATCAGGGATTGCTGTTCCCCCAAGCGCATGACGTGGCGATCTCCTTGTCCCAAACTTCAAACGTGGCGTACACCGCGCTTGAATGGGAAAACAGCGTAGGCACTGGCCTACTAGCGATCGACACCACAGGCGGCATATCAATGGGAGCGTTCAGCAACACGCCCCTGTCGTTGATAGTGAACGATGCTGCGACGATGGTCCTCGCGACGAACTCCATCCAAGGGCTCGGACCAACAGCCGCGGCGCTCGTTGACATGACCCCAGATACCGGCAGCTTCATCGGCACCATAACGGGCGTCGCGATCGTAACGACTGGCACCATGACGTGGTGCAAGATGGGGAACCTCGTCACGATGCGAGTGGGCGGCGCAGGAACCATAACCTCCACGTCTAACAGCACCGCATTGACTTTGACCGGATTACCCGTCGCGCTTCGAGCGTCCTCAGCTGGCCAATTCTGTCCCTGTGTGCTGGAGGACAACGGTATCAACATATCCGGCGCCGCCTTGGTGCAGAACAGCGGGACGATATCTTTCTTTTCTGAGGTTATTTCGACAGCTACGCTTCGAACTGCATACAGCGCTACAGGGTTCACGGCAACAGGTCAAAAGGGTCTCAATTCTACAACCTTCACTTACATGCTTAAATAAGTTACCATTTGTCAATAGGAGTATTCGATCATGGCTCAGAATAAGATTTTCAACAGCGAACCGGCGGTGCTTGCTACCGCTGCGCTCGCTACGCTCGGGGCGAATCTGCTCAACTGCTCGGTGACAACCTTGTCGCCCCAAGGGGTAGGCTTCGTCGCGTCGCAGCCGTACGCAATCCTGAAGCACATCCACATCAACAACACGCTAACCACGGTCGCTATCAACGTGACGCTCTATAAGGGCGCGACGCTTGCAAGCGCTTCGGGCACGCAGTTTCAGTTTTCGAGCGTATCCATCCCGGCGCAGTCCTACCTTGATTGGTACGGACAGCACCGCTTTGATGCGACCGACTACATGACCGGGTTCTGCAATCTGCCGAACGCCGCGGTGATCAACATGGACGGGGAGATTGGACTCGCATGAGCCTCGTATACGTTTCGGAATTTCCCGGACTCGCCGGTACAGACCAAGGCGACTCGGTTCCCATCCTCGCGGTGCCGGCGCTCGCATCCTACACCGTCGTGGTGTCTGGTGGCGTGAGCGAAGGCCCCCCGCTCAACGCAGCAACCAAGTTCGTCGAGTTGAGCTGTGACACCACATGCTCATTCCGCATCGATCTTTCAAGCGGCGGGACGGCGACGCTCAACGATTGCCGGCTTGAGACAAACGAGCGGATCGTGCGGCGCGTGCCGTATCAGTCGCAGGCGGTCGTCATTGGCGAAGTGCTCGCGCTCAAGCAATATGCTGTCTTCACGACTGCGAATGCCTGATGAAGTTCATCGACTGGTTCATCGTGTTGCATGTGGGCGGCGCGCTTTGGCTGCTCATTTTGCTTGCATTCAAACACCCTGATCCAGTCATCGTGGGCGCCGTCTGCGCGGCGGTGCCGACCATCCTTGGTCTCTATCACTGGTTCACCCTACGGGACCAGAAGGTGCCCGACGCATGATCGCTTTACTCGGCTTGATCCCGCTCAAGGATTGGATCTATACCGGCATCATTGCAGCGATTCTCATCGGGGGTGCCTACTGGCATCACGCGACGCTGGAAGACGGGATCCACGATCAGCAAGTGGCCGACGCTCGCGTGTCAGCCGCCCTTGAGAAAAAGACTGCGGCTGAAACCGCGGACCTACAAGCACGAGCCACTATGGCGGAGCAAGCCTATGACCACGAGAAAACTGCGAATACTCAGTATCGCGATGCTAACCCTATCCAGCCTGTGCGGCTGTGCCTCGACACACACAATAGCGGTGGCGTCGTGCCCAAAGCCGGCACCCCTGTCGCCGGAAATGCGCCAACCAGCGCCGCCGCCAAACCTGTTCAGCCAATGCCTGCGGGAGATCATAGCGGTGGGGCAGGGGCGGCAGGCCCAGATCTCGCCGGCATGCTCGACCTTCTTGCAGCCCGCGCAGACCAAGTAAGTTCACAACTCCGAGAGTACCAATCGCGATGAAAGACCACACCACATGGGCCTGCGTCAGCATAGGATCGTGCGTCGCCAGCTTTGTTGACCACGCCATGCCGTACCTCCAATTCATCGCTGTAGTTGTGTCTATAGTTGCCGCGGTTCGTTCCCTTCTGTCCAGCAGAAAGAAGTAGGCAGTGCGAACCGGGCTCGCCGGGATCTCGCTGATCAAGAGCTTCGAGACCTGCAAGCTAGAAGCCTACCCGGACCCGCGCGGTGTCTGGACCGTGGGTTGGGGCCACACAGGCCCGGAAGTCGTTCAGGGGCTCGTCTGGACGCAGGACCAGGCCGATGCGCAGCTCGCCGTTGATCTCCATTGGGCTGAGGCAGGCGTTACCCGCACGGTCGATATCGCCATCACCCAGAATGAGTTCGACGCCCTGGTGAGCTTTACGTTCAACGTGGGGGTGGGTTCTGAGGCCCACTCGACGCTAGTGCGCTACCTGAACGCGCACAACATCTTCATGGCGGCCGATCAGTTCCTCGTATGGGACAAGGTCAACGGCGTCGAGAACGCCGGCTTGCTACGGCGCCGGCAGGCGGAGCGCCAGTTGTTCCTGGCTCAGTAGTCGTCGCCGTCGCCTGACCCCTCAAGCGAGGGGCCGTCCGTATCATCGTCGATCTCATCGTAGGCGTGCCAATCGGCGTCGGGTGCGCAATATGTCTTATACACGTGGCCTCCTGGGTTGAGACCACTCTAGGCGCTCCGCGCTGCATCAAGTACCGTACTTAACATCACTCCGGGATGAAAATTGCGCGGCCGATCTCACCCTTCGTGTCGCTATAGTCGATCCGCATGGCCTGGCGCTTCGAGAGCCAGCCATTACGGGCCGCATAGGCGTCAGGCGCCGAGAGGGTGGGGTGCTGGAGTAGCTTCACCCCTGGGTGCTCTGTCTGCTCCTCGTTGTGCAGGTGGCCCGTATGGCCGTACCGGAAGTCGGTGTCTCCCCACATCTTGGGGTAGTGGGAGGCGAAGACGATCGGTAGCTTTTCCTTCTTGGCGAGATGCCCATGGTGGAAGAAAAGCGCGGTACGGCCGTGCTGGAATGCCTGATAGGGGTTCGGGCTGAGTTCGACCGTCACCCGCGGGTTGTCGCGGAACAGCTCTGCGAACATCACCCGGAGCCACACCGAGCCCGCGGGGTCGTGGTTGCCCTCGTGCATGAAGACGTGGACCTCCGCGTGCTTCTGGAGCAGCATGCCGATGCATCGGATCAGGATTCGCACGGCAACCTGCACCACCTTCTGGTAGCGGCTGTCCGCGTCCAGGATGTGGCCGCTCGTCGGCGTCATGGGCACGAGCCCATCGAAATGCAGGAAGTCGCCGAGCTGATTCAATATGGCGCATACCGAGCCCGGCGAGGACTCGACCATACGCGAGAAGGTACTCAGCAGTGTCCTCTCTGCGATTTCCAGGTCCCAAGGCTCGTCACGAGTCTCTTTCGACCAAGCCAACATACCAACATGGCAGTCGGTAAGTGTGTAGAGCGAGAGCAGCGAGAATGCCGGATCGGGGGGAGCGGCGATGAGGGGGAACGGCACTATAGCCGCCTTCATCGCTTCGAGCGCGGCAAGCTGCGCGAGCGCGGCCTTCTGCTCGTCGATCTTGGTCTTGGTCCACGTCGCGACGATTTGCCCGGTAGAGTCGGTCAGCGTCGAGAGGCCCTTGACGATATGCCCCGCGGGTACCAGCTCGTGGTCCTCATCAGGCTCCGGCTTGGCCTGAACGCTTTGGCTTTTGGTCACCCCGTTCGCATCCACCGTAGTTGAAAGCTTCGTTACCGTGAAGCCTTCCGGCACAGGGTTGGAGGTGGGAGGGATTGAGAGTCGCCGTTTCAGGCGCTTTAGTTTCCGGGTAACTGTGCGATCGTTCAATCCAGTTAGCCGAGCGATCTCACGCTGCGACATTCCCGCTGCGTGCATCTCTGCAAGCTCATCCAATGACAATTTCTGTTCCACTACGCTTCCTTGATTTGGCCGCCGATCCCACCGAACTTCTCTCGCGCCTCGATCTCGTCTGGCCGCAGATCGCGCGATGGCGTACCGCGGATGATGCGCTCCGGGCGCTCCACCACTACCACCCAGGGATACTGATACACGATGCCCTTCTCGGTGGTGATGAGCGATGGGGAGCCGCTATGGCAGTCCTCGATCAGATATACCGATTTGGTCTTCGGCCAGAGGTGCGTAAATGAGGTGGACTGGTGGTGCAGGACATGTGAGCCATCGTCGATCACAATGTCGAATTCGCCGAGCGACTCCAGGAGCTTCGCGTCAGTCTGATCGCCGATGACGACCTTGATTCGTTCTTCCTCGAAAGCAGCGGCCGGGTTGATATCGAGCCCGACAATCTCTGCGCTCGGGAAGTATTGCTTCCAGAGCTGGAGCGACCCGCCATGGTCCACGCCGATCTCTAACACCCGCTTGACGCTGGTCCAGAGGTGTCCGAAGTGGAAATCGTAGATGCGCCCGTAGTGAGCCCACTTGTCGATTTGCCGCCCGGAGTGCGCCCGCACGCGCTGAGTGAACGGAATCAAAACGAGTTGCCCAAGCCGGGCGACTGATTGCCGAGTCCGCCGGGCGGCTGCGGGTTGTTGATCATCGGGGGCGGACCGCCGGAGGCGGGCGGCTGCTCGACGGCGCCATTGATGGCGCGCCCGCGGTCAACGATGCTCCGCGGGGCGAAGCTCGATGCGAGCGCTTTCATGAGGTCCATGATGGCGCCGGAGAAGCCGGGCGTGCCCGACTGGTATTGCACTGGATCAGCCATGACTAAAATTCCTCTCCCAACGGTTTGAAATGCCGCTTCGCCATACGGGCGAAGTTGGCGCGTTTTGCGCCGAGCGGCCCCTTGGCCGCTTCCTTCTTGATATCAGACTGGGTGATGGGTGACCCAGGCTTCTTTCCCAGGTCTCTGTGCATTGCACCCTTTTTGATCGGTCCTATTGACATTTGCTAACCCCTGTTCTGCGAACCCCTGAGATTGTACGCTTTCGATCGGCCGCTCACAACGCTCGATCTCAAGCTCCAGGGCAGCGCACAGGCGCCATGCAGCTTCCGCCAGGACGTAGACACTCGTGATCCCAGTGGCCTTTTCGACTTCGGCCGATACGGGCTCAAATACCCGGTTGTCCACCGTGCGTTCCAACATGTGGCGGAATGCGCTACCCAACTGGTCCGGGCTCTTGCCGCGCGCCCAGTTGATATCGGCGGGGTCGCGGCCGGGATTGTACCGGACGTTGTTGGCGACGCATACCTTGGTGATTTCGCGCATCGCTTTGGGAAAGTACCCAGTGAGCATGGCGAAAATAGGAAGCATTTTGCGACCCTTATCGTCGGCGGGGAAGAGGCTCATTTGGTGTTCCCAAATTTGAGGCCATTGAACCAGCGGCGCAGGGCATAGCTGCGCGCCAGCGAGATGACGGTGTACAGCAACCCGATCTCGAAGTTCTTCCACATGGTCAGCGTATGGAAGCCGAACAGGGGCAGGATGATCAGGTTGGCAATGTAGTTGATGGTAAAGCCGACAGCGATATTCGCCCAGGCTTCCGATATAGATCCGAGTTTGGTTTGGCTCATGCTTTCTTCCTCTTCATGTAGTTCATTAGGGCATCCTGCGCGACCCAACTTGCGGCGTGCGCCGATATCACAGCCTCATCGACTGTATCTTCCGCTATCAGGTCGTAGACCCAGACGGGGCGGTCGAGGCCTGCCTGGAGCTGACGCATCGGGCCGATGCGTTCGAGCATTTGGGTGCGGGGGTTGCGCTTCCAGTTGTGACCGTAGCGCACGAGTATGTTTGTAACATTCTGGAGACCATCAGTTCCGTAGCCCACGCTCTCAGGATGAGCGATACCCACTTGTGCATTGCCGCTTTTGAAAGCCCGCATTCCGTCAGGTCGGCTAAGTTCGACAGCGCCAGGAAAAGCTTTCTTGATTCTTGGTATGTCGAATTTAAACGAGTACGCGACAAGAATCGGTGTGCCGCCAGACTCACGAACAATTGAACCGAGAGCTTCGAGTTTAGCGTCATGGATGGGACTCCAGTTCGGGTGCTCAGTGTAGATCGCCCCGTTGGCTATCTGCAAGCATTTGTTGGTGAGCGAGCCTTCGTCATTGACTTCGACTTCCCAACCGTCTTCGAGTTCGGCGAAGAGTTCTTTCTCAAGCTCGTTGTAGATTTTGCGAGCGGCCGGCGGGAGCTTCACCTTGATCGGCGTGACGATTGGCTCTTTGAGGTCGTAGTAGTCGCGCGGATCCACGGTTATGCATGTGTCGCGGAGCGCCTCTAGTATTTGCTGCTCGGAGTAGGGCATCAGCTCGGTGCCGTACCCAGACCACTTCGGCTTGAACCAGCGCTGCATGTAGGCGCTATACGTGCGGCCGAGCGCGGCGCCGCGATCAATGAACCATTGCGGCCCCCAGAGCGAATGGTAGCCCGCGCCGCTCGGTGTGCCGGTGAGATTAATCCAGCGGTCGCAGAGGTTGTGCGCCACCATGCCGAGATGGTGCGCGCGCTTGCCGGCCTTCGCAGCCTTCTTGGTGTTGAGCCCGACGCCGCCTCGCTTCTCGCGAAAGCTCGCGAGCTGATCGCTCTCATCGGCTATTACGGTGCGAAACGGCCAACGGTCCATGTATTGCTCGACGAGCCAGGGAGCGAGGTTATAGGAGCAGGTGAAGATATCCGCTCGGCACTTGAGCTTGTCGCGCCGCGCGTGGGGCTCGCCGGTAAGCGGCATTATGGTCATGTCTTTGAACTGCTCCCACCGAGCGATATCCTCCGGCCAGGTGTCGCGCGCTACGTTCGCGGGCGCGAGCACCAACACTGGGTCATCGCCGATCTCCCCGAGCATCTTCAATAGGCAAATGTAGAACTCCATGGCGGAGGTCTTACCGATGCCGGTGCCGCCCCATATCTGGCAGCGCTTGTGTTCGCGCGCCCAGTCGATCATGGGTTCCTGGATGGGGCGTAGGGCTAGGGGCTTCATACGTCCGTATCAGTTACCCGAAGCGCGAAACGGTTCACGTACTCATCAACCTGCGTTTTGGTCCACAGGACGAATACGTGGCAACCAAGTTTCCGGCGGCGCGCGTGATCTCTGAGCTGCCACGATTCGAGCTTACCGCCGATAGTCTTGAGTTCCACGAAATGGATGCGCGCGAATCCGTAAGCAGGCCAAGTGACTACGCGATCCGGTCTCCCCTTTGCGCCTCGCGGATCGAACTTCTCGCATAGCCCGCTATGCAATTCCACTTGCTTGACGAAATAGCTTTCTACCTCGACTTCGAGCGTATGACGTTTGACTTTGGAAGCGCTCATCGGACCAAGACTATGGTGCCTTCCGGCCCTCTCTTGACCGCCAGCACCGTCAGCTCGCGGTTGTCCCGCTTGACTATGAACTTGCACTCGGCCTGCGCGCGGTTGGACATTTGGCGATGCAGCTCGACGTTTGCAGCTTCCGCTTTGAACTGATTGCGATGTGCGAGCGACACCTCTCTGTTGAGATACGCGAACTCTCTGTTGAGATGCGCGATGTGCCTGCGCTCATTTGCGATATCGATAACTCGTAAATCCTTTAGCCGAGAGAGGTAGCCCCACCGTCCATGGCGAAGACGTTGCCAGCAGTTGCGAAAGATGTTCATCGTTGTATAGTTCCGAATCTAGGGGTTCCGAGATAACTTCGTCATGGACGCTAAGGACCGGATTATATCCTGCTCGATCCGCGGCCAACATCCCGTCCATGAGAATGTCAGCCGATCCGCCTTGAACGATGTTCTCAGCTCGTTTGCCAGAATACGTCGATAGGCGTTTCCACTGTTTCGTGTGTGGGTCGATCCCAAGGAAAGAGCTTGTGTAATCATCTCCGCGCGGCGAAGGATAGCAAAGGTAGCGTCCGCTTGGGAGACGGACGCGAAGCCAGTTCGCGGATCGGGAGACTGAGATGTGTTCGCCAACGGGATACTCCTTGTCTTTTACCTTGATTGCCATTTTGCAGGCTTGGTCCAACTCGGCCCAGAACGCCACGATGGCGGGGTGTGCATCACGCCACATGAGGACAAGCGCATGGCAAACCTGCCATACGCGCTCAGCCAAACCGTAAGTTCGTCGCCGCTTGACCGCACGCGCCCAATCCGAAACGGCGCGTCGCTTGAACTGATCGGGAATAACAGGCCATGCTGATACAGCCAGTACCTCCAAGCGAAGTCCGTATGTCTCAGCCATGGCGCAAAACGCGCCCACACCACCGTAGTATTGGAGCGCGAGTTCCATAACCTTGCCGATTTGCCGGCGCCAGTCGTCATCTCCGATCTCACTCGGATCAATGTCGAAAGCACGAGCGTAGGCGATTTTGTAGAGGTCCGGGCCTTCTTTCCGATCATACGCAGCAAACGCCTCCAGCTTCCAGTGCTCGCCCGCGATCCAGGCCATGAACCGGCCTTCGATGTTCGCGAGGTCAGCGACGACTAGTTTATGGTCCTTTCCCGCAACGATAATGCCTCTGAGACAAGATGATGCCAAGCCGGGCACGGAATCTGGATCGTAGAGGTCGATTCCTCCGTTGCGGAAGAGGTCAATCGCGAGGTCAATCTCCCATTGCTTATGCTTAGGTCGAGGGAGATTCTGAGGTTGGAGCGTGCGACCCGCCCACCGCCCAGTTCTAGCAGCGCCGCAAAACACGAGTAAATTTCGGAGTCGCTCAGCAACGTGCTGATTAATTGCCCGTTGGTATTTTGCAGTAGAAGCTTTGCTCGCTTGTTGTCGGACACGGAGTAGTTCCTTGATGTGTTCGGGAAGAGATTCATCTTCGAGCCGGCGCTCGACGGTATCTGCCGTGAGATCCGGGAGTGTAACACCAAACTCTGACATGTAGGCTAGCAGCCGGTTCCGCTGCGTGGTGCTCTCGACCTCGCCAAGCGTCAAGTCTGCGGTCTTCGCCTTCATGCGCACCTTGGCGGCAGCGGTGGCTTCAATGGCGCCCTCGCAGAGCTTCACGTCGATGCCCACACCGCGCTTGTTCATGCGCTGGTCCAAGTGCCATACGGACCACATCTTGGGCGTCGCATTCCACTTCGGACATTGGCGCCAGACGGCGCGCATCGCGGTAATGTCCGTGCCGCCGTAGGACAGAAACTCGGCCCATTCGGCGGGATGCGAGTGGCGATCGTTAAATGTACCGTCCCAAGTTTTCATAGGTGACTTGGGTTGGCAGAAGAGTTTAATAAGCTCTCTGCCGCGCTTGTCTTTGGCCTCGTCGGCCGGGATCTTGAAGATCGTACAGAGCTTGTCGAGCCCGCCGGGAAGTCCGTGCATGCGGGCCATAGCCGCGGTGCAACGCCACTTCTCCCAGGGCACGAGCGGCCACCATTCCGTAGTCTCAAGCATCGTGCGATCGAAGTCGGCTTGGTGTGCCCATATTTCGGTAGCGCGCGCCGCGGCAGCGACTAACCCCTTGAGCCTAAAAACGTTGAACGCATTGGGGTTCGTCAGATCGATGATCGTCACAGGGTCATCGTCGATCGCGAATTGCGCCATGATTACTTCAACGGTCTGCGAATACTTCGCATTGCCGTACCTGAAGTTCTTCCCGCGCGTCTCAGTGTCGAGCCATAACCTCATGCGCTGTCATGTGAGTCATTGACCGCAATCGCCTCCAATTCTTTTCTCGTGGCCTTGAGAAACTGAATCGTGGTGTAGGCGTATGAATCGTTCCACCAGCTGGAGGCATTGTGTCGTGATACTACGTACTCCTCGAACTTATCGAGCACTAAGCGCACGGCTTCATTTGGCATCGGCATTCGGCTCTCCTGTTCCGGCGGCAGCGTATGGTGTGCCAAATAGTAATTTGTTGGCTCGATCGCAAGGCATGCCAGCTGCCTCGCATAGGTCCCTCAAACCTGCAAGCGCCTCGCGCAATGCGTCGATCTCCGCCTCCGCCGCATACTCCATTCTATCGGCGAAACTACAAAGTTTTTCTGCCGTCATCGCGCCTTGGGCGGCGCGGATCGTTTCCAAATACCAGCCGGTTCGCGTCTTGGCTTCGGCCAAGGCATAGTTCCGATTGGCTTCCGCAAGTTCAGCGTTAAGCGCCTTGAGTTCCTCAATCTCACTCATTCCGCCGCCTCCTTTCATGATGAACTAAAACCGTAATAGGGGCCGGGTGATGGACTCGAACCACCGACCGTTCGCTTATAAAGCAACCGCTCTTCCACTTCCGTTAGGATGGCGTGGGCCACACCAGCGGCGATATCACCCCCGCCAATGCCCCCACCTGAGCTAACCCGGCATAAAATCATTTCGGCTCCGCAGTCGTCGTATCACGATAGCAGTTGGATCAGTCCGCGCTGCTCGCCGTCGCCTTGCTTCGGCGCTTGGATTATGCGCTCTGCCAACTTGAACACCGCGAACGCCGCTCCGAGCGCAACCCAATTGTTCTTCGGGTTGTCCTTCTGGAGCCGCGTGAAGATGTTTTCGAGTTGCACGGCGGCCATCATGGCCTGTCGGCGATGCTGCGGCGGCACGCCGCGGAGCAGCTCAGTAATAACCTCGATATTGTTGTCGATACTGTCGTTAAACTCGATCATGGCAATAACTCCCTAAGTTGGCGTAAAAGGTCTTCGCCCTTGGGAAGAAGCCAGCCGGGTACGCTACCCCCATGCTCCGTGAGCCCTTCCTTATCGAACCAGTAATAAAAAAAGTACTCGGCCCCGGACGATTTAAAATGCAGATCGCATGCCGCTTTATGAACTTTGTACCACGCCTCAAAAGCTTCCCGGCCCTCTGGAGCCGGAGGATGGTCTATAAGAGTCAGGCCGTCGCGAATGTACGCCGCGCTAAGCTCAGGCGCACCACATGCACAGAACCCTAGCTCGTCTTGCAAGTCGTCAAAGTTGCTCATGTGGGCTCCTAGAAAAGAAGGCGGCAGACTATTGGCCCGCTCCGCGGTACAGCCGTCTGCCAGGGCACTTCCTACGCGGCTAACGGATCGTCGCCGCTTTCTCCGTCGTCTGGGGCTCCCAGTTCGTCGAAGTCCTCGCTGTCGGCCGGCGCACCGCCGCCTCCGAAAGCATCACCCTTGCGCTTGAACTGAACGCCCTTGAGCCCGGCGCCGAGTCCATTGTTGCCCTTTGTGTAGGCATACGCGCTGATGATCGCGTTCACGTAACAGCCGCCGAAGATGGTGCCGTCCGCTTCTGTGACCGTGTTGCGCATGCCGTCAAAGGTGTTCGGTCGCGTCTTCGAGCGCGCGGCTACGAACATGTTGCCCTCGAAACCCTCGTACTCGGCTTTGGAGTCGCCGTCGCGGTAGAAGACCTTGCCGATCGCCTTGGCTGACTTGAGAATCAGCGGACCCTTCTGCGGCCCCCACTTGGCGATTGCAATGTCCTTCATCAGCTTGTCCAAAGCCGCACACTGCGGATGGTCTTTGGGAAGAATGAAGCTTGCGGAGAAGTACGGAGTCGGATCAGTGCCGCCGGGGAAGGGCTCGGGCGTCCAGAGCTTTGGGAAAGCTAGTCGCACGTTCTCCAGGCGGATTTCGTTATTACCTAAAGGCATATTCACTCCTGCTTGTTGCTGCTGTTTTGTGTCCGGCTTTTCGAAGCCGGATGCGGATTGTAGCGCAGGTAGCCACCAGATGCTACACGATGTTTCGTGCATTGGATGTGGCTGCCCGCGGGACGCCGCTCGGTGCAGCCCTCGCCATACGTTCCGACACAATTTTTCATTGTCCTGACTCCTCGTCAGCAGGTCTCACTGGCAATGGCATCCAGTGAGTAGGCTTAGCCTTCGGATGGCTTACCTGTAGAGATGGCGCTTTCCAACCGCACCACGGCCACGCAGTCTTTGAATTGTCCAGCCAGTGCGTATGCAGCACCTTCTCCTCGTGCGACCACCAGCCCAGGAGGGACGTACCGTCTTGGGGAGCCGTTTCAATCGGTTGCCATCGCCGGCTACTCAGTTCCCGCTTCAGGGTAGCGATTTCATCGCGCAGATGGTCGGCAGACTCTATGGAATAAGCGCCGGCACGGATCATCGCTTGTAGCCGCTCGATCTCGTCGGCCGCTTGGCGCGCGTACCCCATATGGAATTTGTCCTGGTCGCGCAGGAGCTTCAGCAGACTCGGCATGTCTAGCTGGCTGCTAAGATTTGAGGTCATGCGCTCAAGTCCTCCTGTTCATCCGCGAAATCATCCGCTTTGCCCGAGCCGGTAAACGCCGGCCGCGGGTCCGAGCCCAAGGTGAGGATCGGCTGGCCGCGCGGGCGCTTGATCAGCGGGGTGAACACATCGAGCCATATGTTCTCGATCTTCTTTTTGCCGCCGAACTTCTTGATCAGCGCTTTCTCCGCAGCGGGCGCCGTCAGCAGTACCGGCTTCGAATACGCGTCAGGGCCGAGCTGGCCGACGACCGCAGCCTCAGCCGCTTCGAGCTGCGCCTTGTCCCACCCGCGCTTGCCCTCTTCGCCCTCGACGAATTTGTAGGGCTTGCCGTCTGGCCCGTTGATAGCTTCGCCTTCAAGCACGCGCTTCGAGAGTTCGGTCTTCACGGCTTTGCACCAGAGTTCGACGAGCGGCACTTGGGAATAGAGTTTGCCCAACGCGGGGCTCGCGTCAAGCGTGGGCTCCGCGGGTTGCGCTGTATCATCCTCGAAGTCCATACGGGTAGCCTCCTCGGTCACGGCTTGCAACTCCGGGCATCGGGCGGCAGCGCGGCACCAACGGCATTGCTTGACGCCTGCGTGTAAATAGCCCGCTGTTGTGAGGCTATTTGGGCCACTGACCATCGCTGCGCCTGCGAGTTCCACCGCAGTCTGAGCTTTACGCCCAAATGCAAGTAGCTCATCACGAGTGAGCGTAAACTCGTCGATGACGTTGAGCTTCGGTTGGAAGATGACAAGGGTTATCTCCTCGATGTGGCAAAACAGATCCCACATGGGGAGCCATGCTAGGGCGTAGAGGGCGAGCTGCGGGTTCGGCGCACGTACTTCTGGCGTCGTATCCGTTGCTGGCTCGACGATATAAGACGCATAAACTCTTTCGCCGCTTCCGTCTTTAAGATCCTCGACAATTCCGAGGGATTTCTCCGGGAGCACAATAGCAGCATCGGAAGTCCCGCCTTGGCCTTCTCCGAGAACGTGATCCAGATCGACGAACCGCTCGACGTGAAGATATCCGCCGATTGCGCGTCTACGCACATCATCCGCATACGCCTCCACTCGGGCGCGTCGCTCTTCGTCAAGGGTGTACTCCGTTCCGTTGATGGTGATAGTTTCCCCGGTAACTAGCTCCCGGTCGCGGAGCGCTTCGGCGCCCCAGTGGTGGGTAGCAGAACCGTCGTCGGCGTAGCTTGAGCTTCCGCCGTCCGTTTCTTGGTTTTCCGGGAAGCTCATCGAGCCTGGGCAGTTGATCCACATGCCCGACTTCGACGGCGAGAAGAGTTTGTGCTCGCTCATCCGCGCTTGCTCTGCACGCGGGTCCTCAGAGTCTTGTTCTCGTTGCGCCAGCTGTTCGCCCATTGCAGGACGTTCATAAACCGCTGCGTCTTCTGTTCGCCGGTCATGGCGGGCGAATGGTGAATCGCATGCAGCGTGGGCGCTGTTGCGCCGAGCCGCGAGTGCGGGGAAGCTGTCATCACTTGCGCAAGCACCTGGCGGCGCCGATCGCGAGCGAGGCTATGGTTGATCTTATCAAGTAGTCGAATGGTACTCATAACTCTCCTTAGCCCATCTCCCGCGCGCCGCGGGTATCTGCTTTATCGGTGCAGGCCGTAGCGACGCGCGGGCGGGACTCGGTTGCTAGTCGGCCAATCCACCTTCCGCAGAGGCGAGGATCTCATCGGCTCCGGCCATGAACGCGTCGATCACTTCCTGACCTTGGCTCACGATGCCCGAAGCGCTCTGCGCGCCGTCGAAGCTATCGAGCAGCTTGACAGCCGCGTCGCGCTGGTTGGCCTTGAGCAGCTCATTCACCTTGTCGCCCACGATCTTCTTGCTATCGGGGGCCTTGGGCGCCGCTTCCTTGGCTGCGGGCTTCGCGGGCTTCGCGCTGCTCTTCGGTTCCGTGGTAGACGGGGTGGAGGTAGCCTTTGTAGTAGCCGCTGCCGTCGCGGAAGTAGCAACTTGGGCTTTCGGTGCTTTTGGGCTCGCCGATCCCTCCAGGAAGGCGAGGAACGCGGCGGCGTTAGCCACTACGGTATCCCCGTTGCCGCCTATTGATACGGCGCCCGCGAGAGCTTGGGCGCGATTGTTTTCAGACATTGGGACTCCTAACTAGTTGGTTAAAGCAATTGCGTAGCGGATGATACACCATCAGGCAATCAAGTCAATATCATCACCTCGAATATGCTTCCGCCCTGGTCCGCGCAACACCGCGGCACGGTACCAAGATTCGCCGAGGTGAAACTTGATCGCGCTGCCATTGAACGGGGGGACTGCAAGAAGCTTGCCAATGCGGTCGTTGGAGGGTTTTACCGGACTGTGGATGCGCACATAATCGGCGACTTCGCCCGTAATCACCACGTTCTTCGCGAGCGGCTCGGAGCGTTCCTCCCAAGCACGCTGCAATAGCTCGAAGTCGCCAGAGGCGGACGCATCGATCATCGCGGCGCGCGCCGCTGTGCGCGGCGCATCGGCATTCGCATCGAAATTGCCGAGCGGTAAGTGCGTGAAGTAATGACGTAGCGTCGCCGCGGCGCGCGGGCCGTTGAGATAATCACGAAAGAGCCAGAGCTTTTCGCTTGCCGTCATCTTCGGCGCGTGCAGCTCGTGGATCGCCCACTTGCGATCGTTCTCGTCTATGCTCGCCGCGTCTTCTTTGTTGGTGCTCGCCGTGACAATTAGATGATTTGGGATTGAATAACCTTTAGTACCCTTGGGGTGGATCGACAATACATCGTCAGCGATCCAGTTCTCGACTTTTTTACTAATAGATTCACGCTCTCCCCGAGTTCCGGCTCTAAACTCAGCAAGGGTGACGTGCCATTTGCCGATAAGGTAGTCGTTGTGATCTGAATTGAGCATTCCACTGGTAACTTCCACGTAGTATGCCTCTGAAACAAGCAGCTTAGGTATCGTGCCCACGAGCGTAGATTTGCCATTGCCTTGAGTCCTCGACCAGATTAGTGGAGCGCTTCGAATCTTGGTGCCCGGTTGTTGCACCATGTGCGCGTAGAACTGTTGGAGCCATTCGCGGTACATCGGATCGTCGATGCGGTCGAAGAGCCAATTGATTTTCTCAAGCTCTTCGGCTGTCGGTTCGAGCGGCTCCGGCGCTTGGTTGTAGTAAGTGTTCGCATAGCGCCTCCTGTTGTAGGTGAATATCGGCTTCTCGCCGGGATGGAACGCGAGTGCCTCTACCGCATCCTTCTGCTTCGAGCGCATCAGCTTGTCTATCGGATCGATTTCTTTGCCGCTTTTCCGCGGCATGTAGGGCGTGAGCAAATGCCGAATAGCTTTGTCACCGATGATGACGTTACGCTCGGTGTCGAAATACTCCTGCTCCCAGATGACGAAGACGAAGCGCTGTATCAACGCATCGAGCGCATTCTTCCGCTCTAGTTCTTTGCCGTTGGCCGTGGCCGGCTCCTGGTCGGGCTCTTCGATGGGGAAGTCTTCAGCTTCCGCTGGTAGCTCTGCTGCAAGCGACTCACCCGACGCAAGGTGCTTTCCACTGCCAGCACCGAACGATAGCCAATGGCTTTTGAGCACCACTTCGCCGGGATATGCGGCGCGCTTGATGCCTTGCGACCATTCTTCCCAGATATCGAAGCCCTCCTGCGCGCCGCCCGTACCGTCGTGCAATTGCATGCCGACTTTGATCCACTCGTCATACTCGCAGTCTGGGTCATGGCGGAACGCGGCTTTGCGGAGCTTGTCGAGCGGGGTTTTCGGTGCATTGTCAGCCTTGGGTATAGCGGGTGCGTCTTCGCCATCAGCGATCAGCGAGCGCCAGCACGCGAGTAGCGCCGCCGGGATTGGTGGGAGGTTTCGCCAATCTCCGATAAGGGGCTCGGGGTAAAGCCACTGATAAGGGCGCTTCGTTACTGGATGGACCGTAGGGGGAAGAACGTCTTGCGTTGAAGTTCCGCTTGCCGTTGCGCAACGTAGTTCACAACCACTCCCAGATGGCTTAAGCGTACGCAGGGGCCTCCGCATGGTATAGAGCAATTTGGCACGGCCGTCGCGCCCAGAATCGATACGCACTGCCGATACGTCAGACAGAAGTACATCTACATCAACTCCTCTCTCCGCGAGCCATGGTCTTGCTAATTCCAAATTATCAAGGTCCAACGCGCACGTTCCGCTAAGAGCGTGCAATAGCCCCGCGCCCTCCAAGCCGCCTACCGCATCGTCGGGGATCGGCTTGACGTTCCACTTGAGGTAGTGGGGCAGTTTCTGCCCGCGCTCGATCGCGCAGAGCTTCCAGCCCTCCGCGACGTATTCTTCGAACTCGGTCACTTGGCTATCGGACAGGCCGCGCAGGCTGCGCAGAGATCCTTTTGTTTGAGGCCGGTGGCGTGCGCTACGCGCTGCGCCATCTCGGCTGTCATGCCGCGCCGGCCAGCGGCAATGTGGCGAAGGTGTGCCACTGAGGTCTTGGCGATCTGGGCGGCTTTGCGAGCTTCATCGGGGGTGACTTGCTTTAGCCATCGCTTGATGACCTGATTGGATTTGGACACGTGGAACTCCTATCGTTAAGGGGCGAAGTGTAGCGCTTGCGCGCATCAATGCGCAAGCACGACACTTGCGGCTCGGGCCGCTGACATAGACATTGGCATCAGTCAGCGCGTGCCCACGCTTGCAGTGCGTGCGTTTTTGCGAGTGCTTGTGGTGGGGCTTCGCGCCTCGGGGCATGAGAGAAACGATAGGTACTATCAAAACGCAAAGCCCATAGCACAGCCAAACAGGAATCCGAAATACCCTACCCACAAAAAACGCCAAAATACGCTGACGCGCGCCTCAAAATCCGGTAGTTTTATAACTATCACGCGCATAACTCCGCATCTGTTTTGCGGCTGGCGCAATCAACGCCGCGCTCGATCATGTTCAGTAGTTCGTTGCGGAAGTTCTCTATCTCGCAGCAGACGTGCTCGGGCGCACCCATGTTGCCCATCGTTACGGCGATGATGCGCATCGCCGGTAACGATAGGCTAACAGTCAATTCCCGCTGCGTTAGGATCTTGTCCAATCAGGTCGTCGTTGTGTTGTGCAACTGGATGCACGCAGTTCGAAGCGTCACGCCTTGGGGTATCTGCATCTGCGCTGCGTTGCCTGCGTCGGCCGCTATGCCATGCTCGCATCCTTCCAACGTATCGGCCAAGCCTATGATCTTCGCGCCGATGATCGTATTGTCTTTGACGGCAAACAGCACCGCCATGTAGTCCGGCACCTTCAAGCCGTCCTCGGCATGCGCGCGCGGCAACATCGCTAGGAACAGCAATGCTGCAATGACAAGGCCGAAGGCAAAACCAGTAACATTTGCAATAGATCTCATAAACACTCCCTCAGGTTACCGCCGGGCGCATCGTAAACAGCCTCACACGGCCGGCCGCGTGAGAGGTTGTGTAAATTTTCCTGATCCCAAGACTGTTGCCTTGGTCGAGAGTACAGCATGTGATGCGTTTCGGGGATCAAGGATAGCGCGTCATCGTCCGCGCGATTGAGCAATACCTGCACGCTGGCGAAGCCTATGAATAGGATTCCGAGAACTACCAAGGCTTCGATAATGCGGCTCACAATCCGCGGCACCTATGGCAATCGCACGCGGGGTGGAACACATCGACGATGAGATAGCCGAGTGCTAGGCAGCCTAAAAAGGCGACCAGCGGCACCAGGCAGACGGCAAGCAGAACTTTGAAAATGACCATTAGCGCGCGCTCCATGTAATTCCCCCTTTTGTTTCCGAATCAGTTCGGAATGGAAGGCTAGCACATGGTAGGGCAAAAAGAAAGCCCGCTTTTTAGGGCGGGCTGAGTAAGGGAGTTACGCGAACCGGACTTTGCGCTTTGCCGGCCGCGTTGTCAAGTTTCCGGGTTACTAGGGGCGCGTGCCCCGCAATAGCCAGAGCTTGCGGATGATCTCCGTCATGAGGTACAGCTCGTTCGTGACCGCCAACAGTGCTTCCTGGATATGCCCATCTACCGATGCGCGGGTGCGCTCTTCGAGAGCGATGCGCTCGGCCACCATGCGTGCCTTGGCTGCGCGCATGATGCCGATCAGATGCTCAAGCTCCAGCACGGTCAGCTTGTCCTTATCCGCGATCGGGGGAACGCTCATGACGGCCGGCTCGCCTGGCGAATCACTTGCGTCTCTGTCGGCACGAATAGCGTCTTGCCGATGCGGAGCGGTATGTGCTCACGCGCGGCTTGCTCCGCATCCTTAGTGCTCGCCACCGTACCAAGCTCCACAAGCTGGCTTGACAACTGGCCCATGATTAGTTGCAGCTCGGCGACCGCCGCAGCTTTGTCCGCATCGGCAAGCCCCAGGAGGGTGGCAATCAGCGTCTTCGATTCGCGCTCCGCCCTAGCCTTAAGCCGGTTCCCCGAGACGGCGCGTGGTTTGGCCGACGCCTTAACGGCGAGCATATCGCGCGTAACGCGAGAGGGAGGGAGCACCGTTAGGTCGTGCCCCTCGCGCGCATATGCACGGAGCCGCGACATGGCGACGCGAGCGTACGCCGTGCGGCGGTTAGCTTCGTTCGCCTTATCCTTGCCCGCAGGAATCGCGTCGGTTGTTTCCTTGAGGATGATTGCGTAGAAGCGCGCGTGTGTTGCTTCGAGCGTTTCCATCTGCTTGGCGGCTTGCGCTTCATCGAGCTTGCCAGGGCGGCCGGCTCGTACACGCGGCTTCTCGCCTAGCGCGTCTATGGTGGAGGCAAGCAGGACTTTCAGATAATCCCGCCTGCCCCCTTCTGCCTGCAAAACTCCGACTATGATCGATCGGGCGAGGGTTGCAATGTCCGCGTCCGACGCGATGTAGCCTTTCGATTCCAATGTTGCCATGTGCGTGAACTCCTATACTTTGTTTATCGTACGGAGCTATTACATAGCAGGTGCTACACCTAAGAAATAAGACAAACACCGATGATTATGTAGGATTAGACTGTCGGACTACTCGCGCCAGTAAGTAACCCCATCGTCGCACAAATACCCTGTTTTGTCGGCCGTAGAGCCTACGCCTACGGCGATTCCGCCGTTGCTCGTAGCACCCACCGTTGTGAATACATCGCCGGACATGTGCGCAGTGATGCGACAATGGTGCATTGTGCTGAACTCGGCCCATCGATTAGCGTCCGCTACCAACAACCAGCCCATGCCGACTATAAGCAGCACAATCAATACGCCCACTCCGGCAATGAAATAGCCTTCTGGTTCAGTGCTCATCCGTACAGCTCCTCAATGATTCGGAACAATCTATACTGCGAGCCTTGCGCTATGCGCAGTTGATTGCGCGCAGTTAGCCATACAACGGTATTGAGCTTACTCATTTGCGCCTCCCGGATAGGACGGCCAGCAGTCCCAATAGCAGCATCAATGCGGATATGCCGCTGCCTGTATCTATCTCGGGCGCTTCATGGTGATGATGCGCAACGGGTGGCGCGCTAGGGCCTTGCGGACCGATTGGCCCTGTAGGGCCAGCGGGACCCGGAGCGCCATTCGCTCCAGGCGCACCGTTGGTGCCATTCGCTCCAGGCGTACCGCTGGCGCCATTGGCTCCGTTTGTGCCGTTAGTCCCACTACGGCCGTTGACTCCAGGCGTACCGCTGGCGCCATTGGCTCCACGCGTGCCAGCCGATCCTTGGACGATGTAGGCTCCGCCACCTGCTACGAAGGTCGGCGCATAGGCGGCCTCTACGGCGGCCATATCGGGTGTCGGCTCAGCCCAAACATAATACGAATACACTCCAGGGGTAGGGATGGGCTCGATATCATCGGCCGGCGCCGGCATGATGACCGTTTCGCATTGCGGGATGGGCAACGGTGCAAACGGCAACGCTTTGTGGTGATGGGCTTTGCGCGGCGCGATCGGTGGCGCCATGCACGGCGCGCCTTGAAGCGCTACGGCTAATGCGATGAGGGATATCATTCTTGGGCTCCTTCGGCGTTGAGTAATTTTGCGATCAGCTCCGCGAACTCAATAGTGGTTGCCGCGCACACAAGCTGAGGGCCGTAAAATACGCACGATGCGCCGCAATGCTCTTTGACGGTGTAACGCATTTAGAATCCCTCCAACGTTTCCGCTAATTCGTCGCGCTCTGCCCGACTAAATAGTCGGCTCAACTGCGTTCCTATCTCGCAACATTTGCGATACGTGTCAAAATCCTTGATGCTATCTGAGTCCCCATTGTACTCCTCACACCGATGTTGAAATGGTAGGTCCAACGCGGCTCCGTCGAGTTGCAGCGAATAAAGCAAATCGGCTGGCGTTGGCGCTAAAAGGGAAACGTGACGGCCGGTAGTTTTAACGCGCCCCGTTCCGGTGAAGTAGTCGAACTCTTCCGATATCCGCGATCGGCGAAACCGTAAGCGCCAAGCGTAGCATTCCCAATTTCCGCGTTTGATCTTGGCGTCAACGCTATCGGGTTTCTGCACTATCTCAAACGCGGTTCCAAGTCTCGCAAGGATCGCGACTACCTTGTCTTGATGTTTTTTGCTCATGGTGATGCTCCTAAAAGGGATTCGAGAGGAAGGGGCGCAACTGCCAGCGTAGGCCATAGCGCCAGCGCATGATGCGGACGATGGCTTGCAGCTCGCGGTTCACACGGAAGCATGCTGCGTCCGATGATCGCACCGACATAGCGCGATGCGGGGAGTTAGTATCCGGTAACTGAAAGCTGCTCATGATTGCACCTTGGCGAGCGCTTGCGCACGGCGAACGGAATCTACTGTCGCATTGCTAAATACAACAGTCTGACTTTCTACCAAGACGTGTGCGAGTGCCTCCACTAGCGCATCGCGCGTCTCCGCCAGCGCCCCGTACTGTTGTACCGCGTTTATTGCATAGCCGGCTTGCTTGTTGGTCAAGATGCGCGCGTTGTATATCGCGCTGCCAATCGCGTCAATGTCTTCTTGGCGTATTGCGTTCATGATTGCGCTCCGCAAGCCTTGCAGCTCTTCTTAGAATCGCGCGTGGCAATGCGCACTGCGTGTGCCATGGTCAGCGCTTTGCTCGATGCGAAGCCGCACGTCGCGCAACCCACCGCATAGTCGTTGGTTCCAAGCTCGGTGATTTTGCGTGTGCCAATGATGAGGGGCTGCCCGGCTTGCGCATCGGATGCCGCGAGATTCCCTTGCGCATCGATGACCGCGCATTTCGCGCCCCATTCACGCGCCGCGCGTTCGCTCGAATCAAGCGCATCGTTCATGAATAAGCGCATCGCTTTGGCTTTGTCCGCGGTCCATGACCAGTAGCGAGCTGCGCGATTGTTCGATTGCAGATAGAGACGTGCGCCGCGAAACTCGCGGGTTACGATGTTAGTCGGTTTCGTGCCGTTCATAAATGCTCCTCTATTTAACCTGTAATTTCGGCGGCTGAAAGATTATGCTCGTTGTGATTATGGAAAATATCTTTTCGGTACAAGCGCGCTTCCATAACTACCGCATATAACGCGCCATCTGCTGTTTCTGCAAACCCTTTAGCTAATACTTGCTCAAGCCCCCCGCGATTTATTACTAATCTCCAGTGCCAGCCGCCGCGCCCCCCGTTGGACCCAGGGAACGCTTCCTGTAACTCGATGCGCATCATACACGCACCGTAGCGACCGCTACTTTGATCGCATTTATAACCGCGGTAGGCGACAATTCACCGGGACCAATCAGTCCAGGGCTCTGGGGCGCTCTACCTAGAATTATTTGCACGTGTCTGATCGTATCTGCTAGCTCCTTGTAGGTCGGTTTCTTGCCGCTCATTTGAAATCTCCGGTTTGTTGCTGACAATTAGGTATATGCACGGGCCGTGCCACCGGCGAATCGGTCAACTGGCAGGCTGGCTAGCTCTTGACGCGCCGCACGGTGACAATTCTGGTCACAATGTGACGGTCACAAAGTGACACAAATTGTCATTTACATAATAACAACGAGCATAATCTTTCAGCCGCCGAAATTACAGGTTAAATAGGCCTGGCTATTGCAATAGCGGATCTACTATCCGTTCCGGCGCCACGTCTAATAGGGTGTCGCATTCCGCGTTGCGCCTTTCGATGAGGGCTTCAGTCTCGGAGTCGAGCAGATTCCTGGCATACGCCAGCAGGAGCCGGCCCGAGACGAGTTTCCACACGCTGCCACGGTACATACCAAGGGTGGATATCTCGCGCGCCTCAGTGTCGCCTGATTGCTTCTCTTCCCACGCTTCGAGTTCGGCCATCAGGTTGTAGTAGGTGGCCCTGGAGATATCGAATAGCGGAGTGATTTTGTCCAGAGACACATGCTCGTTCTGGCGGACGACGGCACGTATCGCGCGGCTCCGGAAGCGCCTACGTACTTCTTTAGACAAATTCTCGGTTGCAGATTGGATCTCGGTGCGGATGTCGTAGCCTACATTATCGTTCATGGCAGCTCCTGGTTGGTGAAACCGAGCGATATTACATGGAATAGTTCCAAATATGCAAGAACTGTATTCGTTTTAGACAAACTATTTAACACTTTTAGGTGTTTTTACACGAGGTGTCTAAATAAGTGTCTAAGTGCAAGTCGATGATTCGTATAGCGAAAAAATACTTTTAGACACTTTAGACAGATTGGACGGTCAAAAGTCAACCCGGTATTGCGTGTGTGCGTGCGCATGTGTGCGTGCGCGCATGTGCGTGTGCGCGCACCTGCATGGGATAGGTATATTTTAAGTGTCTAAAGTGTCTAAGTTGTCTAAAGGGCATTTTTCGGCAAGCCGATCAATGGCTTACACTTAGACAAAACTTTAGACACTACATAACGCATGTCTAAATCGCTGTTTGGCACGCTAATTGCGTATCGCATCGCACCAATCGCGCCCTGCTCCTGGATGGGTGTGTTGCGCGCCGGGATGGGCACGCCGCATTACGCTGGAAGTGAGGGAAGGGGGTGAGAGGCCCTTTCGGGGGACCCATGACGCCAGTAGCGGCGGGGCGCTTTGTTGCAACCTCAACGGCTATCCGCGGCATGCTTTTAGCGGCATGAAACATGCTAGGCCCGGGAGACGATCAGGCATGCTAATTGCGAGGGACCCATTCGAGTTGCTATTGGCGACCCACCCCCTGTATATTTCCGGGGGACCCAACCAGGAGTCTCGAAATGCAAAGTGCGTGGGCCTATATTCGTCAGCTCGTCGGCAACGGCCGCGCCGCCACCGTCGGCATCTTCGCGTTCATCGTGATCCTCTGCGCGCTCTTCGCCCGCTGCCATGCGGCCGAGGTTGATGTGGAGGTTGGTTCATCGTTCGGCACAGAGGGCTACGGCCCCACACTCGGATTGGAAGTGAAGCATGAGCTATCAGAAAACCCCGGACTGTATGTTTTCGGGGGAACCGATCTTTGGGGCTCTACGACGTATCACGGAGCCAACGTCCCCAACAATTGGGACTGGCACGCCGGAATCGAAACGTGCCGTTCGTTTGTATGCGCCTATATCGGTCCAGCTTTCGTTCAGCGAGTGGACGCAATCAACGGTGCCCACACAAACTTCCACCTTGGTTTCGAGTTCCATCTCACCAAGCGACTGCGGCTGAACCTTGCGCACATCTCGGATGCCGGCACGTCCTCGCCGAACGTAGGGCGCCAGGCCCTAATGCTGGAGTACAAGCTCCAGTGAAGGGCACGCTCTACCGCGCCGCCGACAACCTCGCCCGCGAGCACACCGAACGGGCGATTAAGACCATCGCGAACGTGATGAACGATTGGTGCGCGGAGGATCGCGATCGGATCGCCGCGGCGAATGCACTCCTGGACCGGGGCCACGGCAAGCCGGTCAACTCCATCATCCAAGTGCCGGCGAATAGACAGATGCAGCGGCAGCTAGCCGCGCTCTCCGACGAGGAGATCGAAGCGCAGATCATGGCCGCCCCCTTGCCGCGCCTCGCACTCCAGGTATACACCGATGTTGAGCCGGAGCATGACCCTCTGCTAGACTGAGCTGATGGAGCCCACCCATCAGCATCTCGCGAGCGAGCTGCAACGCCGTCGTCGAGCCCGCACATCACTTGCGGAGTTCTCGCAGGCAATCGACATACCGGCGATCCCGATGACCGACGCGCCGGACCTGGAGGATCCAGTTACCGGGAAACTAATCGACCCGATCGAGCGCATGCCCGTCGCGTTCACGCCGATTGAGACGCGGGTGGCCCCGCACCACCTCCTGATGATGCAGGCAATTCAGCGCTGCATCGAGACGGCTCGCGGGCGGCTCATGATCTTCGCGCCGCCGGGCTCGGCCAAGTCAACCTACGCGTCGGTCGTTGCGCCGGCCTGGATCATGGGGCGAAACCCAGGCACGCAGATCATTCTCGCCTCCTATGGCACAGGAATTGCGGCCAAGCAGTCGCGCAAAGTCCGTACCATCTGCAAGGATCCGCGCTACACCTCGCTCTGGCAGGAGCGGCCGACGCTGAACGATGACCAGCGCGCGGTGGACGACTGGCAATTGTCGAACGGAAGTAGCATGATGGCAGCCGGTCTGCTCGCGGGCATCACCGGGAATAGGGCTGATGGCGTTATCATCGATGATCCGGTAGCCAACCGCGAGCAGGCCGACTCGGCGACGATCCGGGAGAAAACCTACAACGAGTACATCGACACCGCGATGACTCGCGCGAAGCCGAAGATGTGGGTGATCATCATTCAGACTCGATGGCACGAAGAGGATCTCTCTGGCTCGATTCTCCCGCTCGACTATGCGGGGGAGAGCGGGCTAATCAAGTGCCGCGACAACCAAACGTGGGAAGTCCTGTGTTTACAGGCAAAATCGGAGCGTGAGGGCGACCCCCTTGGCCGAAAGGTCGGCGAGTACCTTTGGCCCGAGTGGTTCCCGCCAGAGCATTGGTGGACCTGGGAGAAGAACCCGCGCGCCGCTCGCACCTGGGGCGCGCTCTACCAGCAGCGGCCAGCGCCGGACGTTGGCATCCACTTCAACGCCGAAATGTTCGGCTGGTATAACCCGGCACTTCCCGCATGCGATTCATAGCACACGCTAACCTCGAAGAGTACATGCAGATCGCGCGACCCGCATCGCTTCGTATTTATTCGGCCAGTGACTTCGCGACAATGGAGCCGCGCGCGGGGAAAAAGGAGCCGGATTTTACGGAACATGCGGTGTTCGGGTTATCGGCCAAGAGCGAACTCTGGGCGCTCGACTGGTGGAATGGACAGGTCGAGACCGACAAGGGGATTGCGCAATTCATCCGGCTCGTGCGCAAGTGGAAGCCCATCAAGCATTTCAACGAAGGCGGCCTGATTGACAAGGCGATCGGCCCCTCGATCCGAAAGTCAATGCGCGATGCGCGGGCATTCGTCGCGATCGAGTCGCTCCCCTCGCTCCAGGACAAAGCCATCAAGCTCCAGGCGTTCCACGCCATGGCAACGGCGAAGGCGGTTCACTTTCCAATGACGCCGTGGGCGGAGCGGGTAGTCGAGCAATTGATCAAGTTCCCTGCGGGCCGATGGGATGACGCCGCGGACGTTTGCGGCTTGATTGGCCGGGGAATCGACAAGATGTTCGATGCCCAGTTGCCAACCAAGGATACGAAGCGTATTCTTGTGCCGTTCACCGAAGCCTGGTTGGAATACAACGACCAGGCGAGCAAACCAAAAGTGAGGTACTTCTGATGGCTGATGCAATTGTCTCGACTGCCGCTGCTCCCGTAGAGCCCACCGTCGTTTCGGTGGTCAAGACCGACATTTCTGCGCAGGAATCGAAGGCCGTGACCTTCATCAAGACGCATGCGAGCAAAGCGATTGCGGCCGGCGCCGGCTTCGCGGTGGGCCAGCTCCACCTCGCGAACCTCCTGATCAAGCTGCTCTGATGGCGCAGGTCAACAGCACGCCGGGCAAGAATCAGATCGCGGCCAACCTCGCGGTTGCGCCCGCGCAGTCTGAGACCGGCGTGACCTCCACGAAGGCCGCTGCCGCCGCAACCGTCGTGCCGTACGCGCAGAGCGAGCCCGGCAAGAGCACGGTGACGAACGCGAAGCGGATGTGACATGACCCAAGTGAACAGTACGCCGGGGGTGCCGAACCCGGCACTCCTGGCGACTGTTGCACTGTCATCCGCGACGCCGATCCTCGTCGGACCAAGCGCGCTTACCGGGACCGGAAGCATCACGAGCCTCGCAGAGTTCACCACGGAAACAACCAACATCTGGGCGCAAGCGCTTGCAGCATCGGCGAAGATCGCGCCGGCTCACAGCTCGACGCCCATCGTATTAGGCCCCGCAGTTTTCAGCGGAGCGAAATTCGGAGCACAGACATGATTCACTCGCGACCTGGATACAAGCCGATGCACGGAGACCACCCTGCGCCGGCCAAGCTCAATGACGACATGATTCCGGCGATCAACCGGAAGGCCGCGGACGCCAACGCGCCGCGCACGCTCGATCTCTCGCAGCGAAAGCTGAAAGCGCGCCCCGCGGCGCCCATCGAAGTTCCGGCCGCGATACTCACAGCGGCGCAGCGCGCGGAGGACGGCCCGGATATCCTGGTCAATCCGAATCCGAGCCCGACGCCCTCTGTGTTGGAGCCGGGGAAGTAGCGTATGACTTCCGGCGCGTCTGGTGCTCAGTCGAGCGGCCCACCGGCCGCCGGCATTCTGTCCGACCCGCAGCAAGTGCAGGGCATGCAGAGTGCCAACTCGCCGGACGAAGCGCCGAGCAAAGAGGACGAACGTAAGGAAGAGGCGCTCGTCGCCAAGAAGTGGAAGCAGTATGATAAAGCTCGCAAGTTCGATGAGAATTTCCGTAAGCAGATTGCTATCGACCGAAGGTATGCGGCCGGGACCTCCGACCTATCTTGGGCGGTCACAACGAATCTTATTGGTGCTTTCATCGATATCCTCGTTGCGCTCCTGTATGCACGCAATCCAGACGTTAGTGTTCGCAAAGCCGCGCAGGTAGACGAGTCCAACACCCGCATGCCGATGGAGATTTTCGCGAAGACGCTGGAAATCGTCATCTCGAAGCTCTGGAAGAAAGGCAACCTCAAGAAGGCCGCTCGCAAGGGCGTCCGCTCGGTGCTGACCAATGCGGAAGGATGGCTGAAATGCACCATCCGTTCCGACAAGAAGCCGCAGCCGGAAGTCGAGACAGCACTCAACGACGCGCAGGAGACTCTCGCGCGCATCCAAGCGCAGCAGGAATTGATCGAGGATCCGGACGGCAAAGACCCGGAGACACTCGAAGCCGAGAAGGCTGAGAAAGAAGCTCTGGTCAAAGAGCTGGAAGAGAAACTCGAAGTCGCCGTGCTCAAGATGTTCGTCATCGACTTCGTTGAGACTCAGGATATCCAGGTTTCGATGGACGTGCGGAAGATCGAGGACTATCTCGACGCCGATTGGATCGCCAACGAAATCTACATCAACGAAGAGGATGCTCTCTCGCGCTTCCCGCGGCTCGATGTGGAATGTTTGAAGCAGGCGAAGAAGTATTACCAGACCGCGCCGCGCGAGAAGACGACGCGCGATATCGACAACGTGTTGCCGCAAGGCATGCTCACCGCGGAGAGCGCGCAGGCGTTCCAAACGAGTCAGAGCGAGGCCGAGTCGGAAGCATTCCTTCGTGTCGTCGAGATGTGGGACCGCACCGACAAGCAAATCCGCACGATGATCGATGGTGTGAAGAAATGGGCGAAGGAACCATACTCGCCGCCGTACCCCGCGTCGCGCTTCTACCCGTATTTTTACTTCGCGTTCTACGAGGTGGACGGCGAGCGCCATCCACAGTCGTTGTCCTGGCGGCTATACAAACTGCAAGACGAGTACAGCTCGTGCCGCAGCAACTTTCGCCTCTCGCGCGAGCGCGGGATTCCGAACATCCTGTTCAACGCATCGTCCATCGACGACGCCGCGGCGAAAAAGATCGCCGATTCCAAGCTCCAAGAGTTCGTGCCGGTCAACCCGAGCGATCCGGCGACGCCGCTCTCCGAGATTTTCATCGCGAAGCCGGTCGCATCAATCGATATGCGGCTCTACGACCCGACGTTGATCCTGAATGACATGGAGCGCATCTCTGGCGTACAGGAAGCGCTCTCTGCGGCGATCAACGGGCCGGGCAATCCGAAGACGGCGACCGAAGCGAACATTCAGCAGAGCGGCACGCAGGCGCGCACCACGAGCGACCGCGATTACATGGAAGAGATGCTCACGGATCTCGCCAACTACACCGCGCAGCAAGCTCTACAGTGCATCACCGGTCCCGAAGCGCAGAAATATGCTGGCGATAAGGCGTTCTGGCCCTACGGCATGGATATCGAAGACCTGTTCACCATGCTTGAGATCGAGATAGAAGCGGGATCGACCGGCAAGCCCAAGCAGCAGGTCGAGTTGCAGGCGTGGACAACGCTTTTGCCGCTGATCCAGAAGACGATAGGCGAAATCGAGTCGGCGCTCGCGACTGGGAACCTTCCGCTCGCCAATGCGCTCACCGAAACGATCAAAGAGACGATGCTCCGTCTTGGTGATGAGAGCGACCCGGACCGTTTCATCCCGAACCGGCCGCCGCCGGGCTCGCCGGGCTCCGGCGCACCGCCGCCGCCGGTCCAACCAAATGTGAGTGTGACGTTGAAGGGCGAATTGAGCCCGCAAGCTGCCGCGATGCTCGTGCAGCCGGCGATCACACGCGACGCTGCGAGCGCCCCGCCGCCCGCGCCGCCCGAACCCGCGCCGGGAGGTCCCGGAGCAGCCGGCCAACCTCCAGGATTATCACCCGGACCCGCCCCCGGGGGGCCTCCCGGCGCAGGTATTTGATTTTCGAAAATAAACCCCACTGAGGAACGACGATGCCCGAACAAACAGCCCTGGAAGCGTTGGACGCAGCACTTGCGCCCATTGTGACAGGCGATGCCGATGGAGCCACCACCAATGACGAAACGACTGACGGAGATGGAGAAGTACATCCGAAAACTGGTGAGGAGGGACGTGAGGAAACGGTATCGGATGATGCCGGAGGCGATATTGGAGATGGAGACGGCGATGCGGGAACTGGAGATGTTCCCGGCGCCGAAGGAAACAAAGAGCCTCCCGCTGCCGCGCCGGAAATCGACCCGAAGACTGGCAAGCCGGTAGAGAAAGGACCGAACGGCGAACGCGAGCGCAACCCGGACGGCACCTGGAAGAAAAACGAGCCGAAGAAACCCGACGCGATCAATGATCCAATCCCGACCAACGTCAAGAAGGACACGCAGGATCGGATCCGCACGCTGATCGACACCACGAAGACGGTGACGGCCGAGCGCGATGAGTTGAAGCAGAACTTCGATTACATGGTCAACGGTATTCAGGCCACAGGCGCATCACCGGAGCAATACGGCGAGCTACTGTCGTGGACCGCGTTATTCAATAGTGGCGTGCCGGCGCAGCAAGAAAAAGCGTTGGAGCTTGCGGAGTCCGTGTGCGAGCGCCTTGCGACGTTGCTCGGCAAAGAGCGTACCGTAGGCGATCCGCTCAAGGTTCACGCCGATTTGCAGGAGGCTGTGCGCACCGGCAAGCTCACCGCAGAGTACGCGAAGGAAATCGCGCGCACTCGCAACGGTCAGACGTTCCGCACGGAGCTGACCACCTCAGCGCAGCAGCGCCAGCAGCAGGCGGACCAAGCGAAGGGCGTCGAGGCCCAGGCGCGTGCGGACCTCACCGCGCTGGAGGGGAACCTTCGCGCGACGGACTCCGATTACGAGTCGATCAAGGCGGCGATCGTGCCGGTATTGAAGCCGATCATGGCTGCGATAAATCCTGCGCAATGGCAGGAGAAGTTTACGGCCGCGTATAAGGCGGAGAAGTCCCGCCGCGCGTCGATCGCTGCTACGGCGCAACCCCGCGTGCCGGCGAACCAGCCGATGCGCGCGGGCAAGCAGCCTGCGGGCGGGCAGACGCGGGCGCCGGCCAATGCTCTCGAAGCGCTCAATGGCGCACTGAGCGGCATGAAATGATCGACTTCAAGAAAGTCATGCTCATCTCGCCGTGCCGAGATGGCAAATTCCATGCGACGTATACCGCGGGCATCCTGCAATCGAATGGTCTCCACGGCGGCTGGCTGCCGATGGCAGGCCAGTCGGATATCTACGTCGCGCGAAACACACTCGCCAATGCATTCCTGCAAAACGCAGCGTTCGATACCTGCGTGTGGATCGATAGCGATATCGGGTTCACTCGCGCGCACCTGGTTCAACTGCTCGAATCGACGGAGCCTCTCGTCAGCGGGCTCTATACCGACAAGTGCCAGCCCCCGCGGCCGTTTTGTCGCAACGATACGGGCGAAGCGATCCCGGATGCAGATATCCCCGGTACCGGCATGGTTGCGAGCAACTTCCTACCCGGCGGCTTCCTCAAAGTCGATCGCATCGTCTATCAGACGATCGTGGACAAGGGCTTGGCGCCGGAGTACGGTGGGGTCGGTGTGCTGCCGAAGTTCTGGCAGTTCTACAACGGCCGCATCTACAACAAGAATCTTCTCTCGGAGGATTATTCCTTCTCGCTTCTTGCCAAAGAGGCTGGATTTCAAGGGTGGATCGACTGCGGCATTCGCTTGAACCATGACGGGAGGACATATGACCAACCCGCTGCTTAGTATTTGCATCCCGACGTTCAACAGGGTTAATTTCCTTGATTGGACCATCGAGCGTACGCTCGCGGACTTCCCGTTCGCGAAGATCGTGGTGTCTGACAACGCTTCGACGGACCCGACTCATGGAATGATTAGCGCCAAGAAAGCGAATGGCAAAGATATCCGCTACATCCGCCAGTCGAAGAACATCGGCGCGTTCCCCAACATGCGCGCAGCACTCCTCGCGGGTTCTACCAAGTATGCGGTGTTCCTCGGGGATGACGACTACCTCGTGCCGGAAGAAGTGCAGAAGGGCGTCGATTTCCTGGAGGCGAACCCGGAAGTGAGCGCTTACTTCGCGCCGTGCCAGCTTTATGACGAAGTGCAAGGCAAACCCGCGTGGGATGCCTTCTACGTGGCGAACGATGAGACGTTCACCCGTACCGATGCGCTATGGAACTTCGTCATGCACAAGCACGTGTGGCCGGAGCATGCGATATACCGGCGCAAGGGGCTCGACAAGGTGCTCTCGCCGCGGCTGAATGCGTATTGGTGCTTCCCGGACCTCTGCAACGCGCTCGCGGCCGGCCCAGTGCATTTTGCAAAGACGCCGTACTATCGGAATATCACCAACCATCCGGTCGGCCCGCGCCAGAAGCTCGGGGACATGCAATGTCTCACCGAGTTCGACGCGTACCGATGGGGCTTGGAGATCATGGCCTACGGATTCTTCGCCAAAGCGGACAATTTCGACACGTTGAAGCCGGAGTTGCAGGGTATGATCCGGCAATTCCTCTGGTCACGCTACGAGGTTGCCGCGCGTATCCGAACCGCGAATGGTATGCTCGCGGAGGCACATGAGTTGCAGATGCGAATGGAAATGAACCGATATTAGGAGAGGATCATGGCGAAGAAAGAGACGGTTCCGACGCTGAACCCTTCGGACAAAGACGTGAAGATGGCGCCGACGATGCATATGCACGAGGAGCACCTAGCGATGCTCGGGCAAAAGAAGCTCCCGAGCGTCGGGGACACCATGAAGATGCACGTCCATGGCAAAGTGGTCTCCGTAGCGGACCACGGAGACGGAAACAAGTCGGTTGGCCTGGAGCTGACGAAAATGAAGCCGGGCTCGCGCAAAGAAGGCCGCGTACCGGGCAAAGAGTCGGACGCGGCCGATGGTGCCAAGGCTGCAATGGACACGGCGCTGGCGGAAGGGCAGGAAAGGGGTTAATTGACATCGTATTGCTACTAGCATAATATTGGCGCGTTAGTGACTGTACGTTCGTGATCTCGGCGGATTCGGCACCCGCCAAACTCTAGGCTCGTCACTCCTGGGAAGAACAGTAGTTTTTCACCACGGAGTACAATCATGCCTTTTACGACCGAACAGCTTGCCTACGCCGGCAACGCAGTCATCAATTATTTCTTGAAGAACGACCCGATCGATCAGGTCAACGTCGCTCGCCCTTTGATCAAAAAGCTGATGGAGGGCAAGAAGCCCTACGTTGGCGGCCTTCAGTACGTTGTCGAGCAGTTGCGTTACGGCAATGACTCCAACTTCCAGTCGTACTTCGGTGACACCCAAGTCACCTACAACCGCAAGCGCACGTTGCAGCAAGCGAAGTATACCTGGGGCAGCTTCCATGATGGTTTCGGCCTGAACGAAGACGAACTTGCCCAGAACGGCATCGTGATGACCGACGACAAGTCGAGCACTCCGAGCGACGCC